TCGTTTAGATCTTCTGATTTAATCGCCGAGCCTGCATAAAATGTTGCTGCTAAGTTATCAACTGTAGTTTCTCTGAGTATTCTGATTTTAACTCCATTAGCTGGAGCTGTCGCTACTGGTGGTGTAGCCCCGTTATTTAATTGTATGGTCGTAGCATTAACAAACGTAAAGTTAGTTGTTTCGACCCCATCGAGACTTACTTTAACGTCCGATGTCTTAAGATATGGAAATGTAAAAGGGTAATTGGTACGTGTACCATTACCATCATAGTTGTTTTCTGTAACAGCACTCATGTGGTTACTTCCTCATGTTAATTAAATTTTGAGTGGCTTCGTTTTGGTTTTGTGCTCTTATTGCACCCTGTACATCACCTTGTTTCATACTTTCATTAGCTCTTTGCTGATTTAGTATAACTGATTCGATGTCAGGTCTTTGTCGTAATAATCTAAGCTCTGCTATTTTTTGAGCATTTCTAACAATGTTATTGATTTCTTTAAATACAGGTAATTTTTCTGTATGTAATTTAACACGCTCTTCACTAAAGTCAGAATTATTTTGACGATATAATTTAAGTTGTTCGATTTCTTTTTGGTATCTTGGATTATTAATAATACGCTCTAGTTGTAAATACATTTGTTGCTCACCAATATATTTATTGATAAGTTCACGTTCTGCTGGTGTATATTCATAAGATCCTGTAGAATCTTTTTTTAACATTGACAGTCCGTTCCAACCAGTTTCTTGTAACCATACTCTCCAAGGCTCTCTTGTGCCACTTACTTGTACAGGACTGACAGCGTTAAGCATTCTTAAAAATGGATTGTCAACATCATTAAGTGGCTGACCTGTCCATATATCTATCTGTTCTGGAAGTGTACTTGAAAATCCGGGTAGTCTATTCTTAACAACTGAAATAACTTCTGCTTCAATATCTTTCTGTGATGATGTAATAGCATTACTTAATACACCAGCTCCACCAGATAGTGGTAAGAAAGATCTAAGTGTATTAGCAGTAAGTCTACTCCAACCTGTTAAGTCACCGTTAGTAACTGATATAAGTGGTTCTAAACCTTGTAAAGGTGTTTGGTTTAAAAATGTAGCAGCTACAGTCCATGTCAATTTAGACATGAAGTTTTCTAGGTATGATTCATCTAAATCTCTAGCATAGTATGCCATATCACCTAAAGGTGCTAGCACATGCTCAATACCTATAATACCTTCATAGCTTACCCAAGAATTACCTATTCTTACAGTCTTAGGTTCATAACCCATCTGGTTACGTTCCTTGTTTCTACGTGACGCATTATAATGTCCGTTACCACGTATGTTACCACCCATAGCATATTGCCATAGTGAGCCAACTAACATGCTACTAAATGCCATTCTACCTGTATACTCAGCTCTTAGGTTTTCCCATATAACTCGAGCGTTAGGTGTTTTAGCCATGTCAACGCCGTGCTCTAGTAAAGCAGCAGCGATGTCATCATCTGTTTTTGCATATAAAGTTTTACTATACTTATTGATTCCGGGTATTAAACTAATAGGAGTCCACGAAGATGCAGCTTTAATATAGTTACTACTTGTACGTGGGAACATCATTAAAAACTTAACAAAAGGATATGCAGTAGTACCTTGGTTAATCCAACGTGCTAACCCATCATCTAAGTTAAGTTGTACTTCTCCAGCAGTAGCTCGTAGTACTTGGTCTTTGATTAGACCATTATCGTCAAACATTGACTTATGATGAATCCTCTCAGCTTTCATTATCTCTGTCCAATCAGCAAAACCTTTGTCACTAAAGACGTCATCATAAGCTCTGGTACGTGATAGATAATGTGCTAAGTGAGTCGATGTAAATACATCAGGAAATACCATTCCTGTCATACCATATCTCATCCATTTAAATTGACCTAACTGTTTTAAACGAACAGCTGTATCTAGCTGTAACATTCTACCATAGTTACCTTCAGCTTCATATACTTTACGCATATCTTCCATGATATCCCAAGCTCTATCAGTTTTAAACACAAAGTCTTTACGATATGCTTTAATCATCATGTCAGGATCTTTATGAGCTTTCTTCATCATAGTAAATGCATCTGACAAAGCTCTACGGTTAGTCTCAAAGATTGCACCATTGTAATAAAAAGTACGTTTTAAACCTGCAAAGTCATCTGCCATGCCATAAAAACCATGACCAAGCACTGCGGTTACAGGTCTAAGTATTAGCTGTGTACCGTTACCAACAGTAGCTCTAAGAGCAGATAATCCAGATAATACATTATTATATACAACACTCCATGCACTTTTAGCAAACAAGTTTAATTGTTTAGGATCAGGACTTTTTAACATACCTAATGGTGTGATCTGATCTGCTGCCCATGCGTGTAATTTTGCTATAGTATCTACGTCACCGTTTGAGTGTGCAAACGCATCCATCAATGGTCTTAAATATATAGGATTTTCTTTCTTTAGGCTTTTAAGTAGTTTAGTAAACTTAAGATTTTTTGCATGTATTGCATTTTCAGCTGTAATAAACTCACTTGTTAAAGTTTCTATAACTTGATCTAAGTCTCTAGGAGGTACTTGGTCAAACCAGTTTTTGTTACGTAGTTGCCAACCAGATATATACTTATTAAGACCATACTCATCCATAAGAAATTCTAACTTATCAATAATTAGATCCATAACATGTGGCTCATCTATGTATGGTTGCATTTGTTGTAGAGATTCAGCCATAGTATTAGCTTCTCTACCTAATGTATCCATAACTCTTGCAGATGTTTGTGTAACTTCTCTACCTAAAAATCTATCAACTAGATCTCTCATAGCAAATGCAGCTGCACGTGCCTGTTCTTCGTTAATTACATCAACTTTAAATCTACCAAGTAATAAGTTTTTTACATCTCTGTTATCATAGAATAAAGCTCTTACTTCATCCATGTTACCAGCTGCCATAATACTTGTGTATATATCCCAAGCAGCAGCATTCATTTGTTTAGTACTAAATCTAAAGCCATCTACAACAGCATTAAATCTACCTATATCTCTAGCTTCTTCTGCTACACCCATTACAGCACCACGAGACCCCGGACCTACCATCAGTCCTTTACGTCTCATAGACTCTGTTATAATAGGTGCTGGATCGCCCTCAGAGACTCCGTTTTTGATAGCTGTAGTATCAGCCATATTTCGTGCTACATTGCCCGGAGGAGGCGTCTGCCTAGTCGTAGAAGCGTCATCTAGTATGCCGGGGTTTATGTCACCGTCAAAACCATCAAACAATTCTAACTGATCTGGATTCTCTATCTTACGTATTGCAGCTTCTTGTGATTCTCTTGCTGCACTACCGTCAGCAATCCGAGAAGCATCATCCATATTATCAATAATACCTAACTCGTTTTCTAACTCGATCTGTCTATTGATTAGAATGTTCTCGTTTTGTTTACTTAAGTTTTCACTACCAAGAGATAGCTGTGTTCTGATTTCTTGTAACTCTATAAGTTTATCATTGTCACCGCCTAACTCGAGTTGTGTTTGTTTATATCGAGCAGCTGTATCATCAAGCGGTTCCATCCAGTCTAGCATTTTTCTGCCAGCTAGTCTATCTAGACCAGCTCCAATGATTGTACCGAAGACAGCAAAAGGTGCTGCTTCTAGCATGTTTTTTCTTTTTCTTACAGCAGGGCTATCACTATCTTTTGTGACTATCCATTCAGGTAAAGGTAGTCTACCCTTTGGTCCGAATAAACCGGGTACATTATCAGAAAGTGCTTCAGCAACGTTGTTCTCTTCGCCAACATCACTAAGACCTACGATAGCTGCGTCCCCTAAACCTTGTGATACTATTGTATTGGTAAGCTTCTGATACCATGGTTTACCTACGTTAAAAGCATTTGCAGCTCCTTGTATCTTACCACCAGCATGTATAGATGGTAATACAACAGAGAGTATACTACGTAGCTTTTGATGTGTAGGATTATCTAGCTGTGTAGCTTTATCCCATTTCTCATCTAGTCTATTATACCCCGGTACAAGCGTACCAAGAGCATCATTAGCAAAATCAGCGTATGCTAAACCGGGAACGGATAAACCTTGAAATACACCTTGTAATCTTTTAACAGGATTATAGTATGGATCATCAGACATAGCTTGCTGTTGAGCAGCTTGCTTTTCTTCTAGACCCATGTTGTAGTATTTCTGGTGAAACTTTTCACCTATGTTATCACGTTGTTCTCCTTTTTCCATACCAAACCATTCTCGGTACTCTTCTAACATCTTGTCTTTGTTAGCCTTATCACTAAGGTCGACAGTACTGTTACCGTATGAAGCACCAAATGCAGATGGATATAACTGTTTTGCGTTAGTTGGAATAGAATCAGTAATACTTAATTCACTTTCTGGTAAAGTCTGATCCTCTTCTTCCATGTCTCTTGCATCTGCAAGTAGTAGTTCTTCTTCATTCATTATAATATTCTGGGTATTGTCGCCTTAGTAAATCCTGATAAATTGGATTGGCTAATGTCATCCAAGATGGTTTTACAGGTTGTCTTGAATAACCACTGTTTTCAATGTACTGCTTAGTTAATGCAGCTGCCATGTTATTATACGTTACTGATCCTCCAGACACATACTCTGCAAAATCATGAGCACTAGCTGGCATGTTGATTTTATATTTTTGTAATCCTAAAAACTGATTCACTATGTGATGTGCGTTTGTACCTTTAGGATAATAATTATTAAGTACGTATTGTAAATTTTTAGGTAAAACTATGTTATCAGTGCCTCGTATAGCGGCTTCTGCTAATAATCTAGTTTCTCCATTTGATACAAGATCTTTTCGAGATAGTAAAGCTGGTACACTTGTACCTTTTTCAATCTCTGAATTTATTATACTTTGTCCTATAGTATCACCTTTAGCATCAGCATCACTAAACATTATAAACACAGTTTTATTTTCGCCAGTTCCACCGGGTCTATTTCTAAATAAACCTTTACCTACAATACCACCATCAGGATTTTCACCTATGCCAAGTTGCTCTTCGAGTTGTTCAAGTGTGGTAATGTAACGCTCATTAGGATCTTCAATTTTACTATTAGCTCTATACTTGTTATAAAACCATAATTCTGCGGCTTCTGAAGCTTGTGTAGCTGTATCATGACGAGTCTGATCTATCATGTTTTCTTTGACAGCAGCAGTAATTTTAGATTTTACATCTTCTTTTATTTTAGTTTCTATCGCATCATAGCTACCTGCTATCTGCTCAAGAGCATCCATTGTTTTTTTAAATGGTAGTAAAACTGCACCGTCTTTGTCTTCTTTACTTAACTTATTATATCTAAATATAAACTGAGAAAAGTCAGCTTGCTGTGCAGCCTTTAAAACATGATCTACTGTATTCTGACTTAAGCCGTCAGCTGAATGAAATTGAATATGATTATAATATACTTTTTTAGCAGCCGGGCTTTTAGTAGCTTCTATGTCTTTATAAATTTGAGTAAAGTCTTGATCATATCTGTCACTATCTACATGTGCTTGAGCTTCTTTTGCTTCGCCAGCTTCTTTAGCTTTTTGGACAACTACATCTGCTTTATTTAATTCCTTTGTAACGTCAGCATAGTCTCGCATCATCTCAGCTTCGAGATACTCAAGTTTATCAAAGATTGGTATACCTTTTTCATTACCTTGAGTTGTAGGTAATATGTACCCGTTTTGACCGTTAGCTTGACCTAACACTTCTCGTCTAAATAAATCAGGATTAGAACGATAACGAGGAGAGAAGGCTTGTGCTTTAGCCCACTCTCTAAAAGACGGTAATGGGTTAATTGTTGTACTTGCTGCTAGTGTACCACTTCTGGTAACACCGGGAGTACCCATTTTATCTACGATAATATTTTTAAGAAAGGTTTGAGCATCTTGATACTGATTGTCACTGGTATAATTATTACCAAGTGGTTGATTCCAAACATTACGTAAGTTGTCAGTATTATTTTGCTCGTCTTGTTCTCCGTTTAATTTATCTCTTTCTAGCTTAAATTCATATTCTTTAACAGCAGCTTTAGAATCAAATAGTTGTATAACTTTAATTCCAGTAGGAGACTTAGTACTGATACCATACTGTCTTAAAAACTCATGAGCTCTAAATGAGTATAGTTCTTTAACATTATTACCAAGTTGTATACCAGCTTCATCTCTAACAAAGTTTAAAAAATCATTCTCAATACTAGAAAAGTTAGTAGTTAAATTTTGAAATATTTTTCTTTGTAAGTGTTTGCTGTTATTACGACCAACAGCTGATAAGTAATCAAATGTTGTTCGATCATTTGTTGCAATTGCTTGTACACGTTTTTGTACTAAGTCTTCTCTTGCCTGCTGTTCTAAATTATCAGTTGAGTTCCAAAAATCTACTAAAGTATCTAAGCGTCCATCAGCTTGCATCTCTCGATACTCAGCTTCAGCAGATTGTATATCAGCATATTCTGTAACATTTTGAGCTAGTCCAATTAAGCTTTTGCTTAACTTTGGAGCAAGTTGCCCAATCATTTGTGCCTGATCACGATACTGATTTGCTTGACTTTTAAGTGCTTCAACTTCTCTTTGACCACGCAAAGCCGTAGCTTCTTGTTGCCTTTGTAGTACTTTGTTTTCTAAGTCTTGTATGTCTGCTCTGTTTTGTGCTTCTCTTTTTAACTTACCACCAAGGTCTTTAATATATAAATTATCGGCAGATTTTTGTTGATTAGCTTGTCTTTGAAGAGCATTCGTTACTATTTGGGACTGGTTTTGCATCTGCTGTATCCCAGCTCGGGATATGTTTGATGCGTTAAATCGTCCCCCAGAAGCGTACTTCTTATAGTTTTTAGCCATTATTAGCCTGTGAATTGTTTATTTTGATTTGCGTAGTAATTACCTATCTGACCTGCTATACCTGATATTGCACTACCCCATATACCAGCTGATGCAGCTGATGCTGAGTATTGTGCTCCTTTGACTGGCTCTGGTCCAAAGTCAAAATCTTGTAATGGTCTTGGGTATATAAATGTAGCCATTGGTGTTTTAAGTGGCTGCACTGGCATCGGTAATTCACCGGGATCTAACATTTTTGCAGCAAAAGCATTTAAATCTGCTACAGTTTTGTCTCTAGATACCTGTGATAAAACAGAGACTGCTGCTGCTTCAGCATTATCTACAGACAAATTCAGCATAGTTAACTGTTTGCCAGTTTTAAAGGCAGCAGCTTGTGCAAGTTTGTCAGCAGATCGACCTACCACCCCTCTTGCTCGTAGCTTACCTTCAGCTTCGATCGAGTCTATATATGCGTCCTCTTGGTCAAATATAGACTCAGCTTTTATTTCATCTAGTTTTCTTATTTCATCATCATAAGCTGCTTTCTCTTGCAGTGCATTCATATTTAACTGGTTTTCGTAAATCTTTTCAGACTTTTGAAACATTTTATCATTTGTTTCTTGCTGTGCATTACGAATCTGTAAGTTATAATTATACTGTCGTACATTAGATGCGTCTTTAAAAGCAGCTATTTGACCTTCCTGTCTTGCAGCGTTCTGTATTTCTTCTATCTTGAAGTCTTGATTTGCTTGGAGTTGTTGTTTTTTCATGTCATACAACTCCATATCATATTCATACTGCCTTTCTGTAGCTTGGTTTCTAGCCTCAGTTTCGCTTCTTGCAGCACTTGCTTGTTTGCTAGATCCGTAAATACTAGCTCCAATACCTAAAGCTGTCCAAAACCAGCCGTTAGTTTCTCCTGTAGTAGCTAGCTTTTCATCAAGCATAGCCCTTGCAGGGTTTGACGTCATATTAATATCAGCATCTGACATAGGGACGTCAAACTGATTCATCATCATGTTTATATTCTCCTATAAAATCTTGGTGAGTAAATACCTTCCCACATCATTGAGTTGAGAGATACTGGGAACGGAGTGTCGTTAAATAATCTTAGTGTAAAGTTATCTGATTTCTGATGTATAGGTAGTGTAAATACTGACTGTTCAGATAACGGTATATCGTTTGCTAAGTATTGGTCAGCTTTCACTACAGGATTAAGATTATACCACTCATCAAGAAATATTACTATTTCATCAGCACTATATACAAGTACATTATTAGTAGTCCAAGGAGATGGAGCAGGTAATGTAGGAGTAGGAGGTGGTGTTGTAAAGTGAATAAACTGACCGTTAATTGTAAATTGTGTTGAATCTAAATCCACTCCATTTACTTTAACTTTCATACGATCAAGGTTAGTAGGTACAAAAGTTAAATCAAATGCAGTATCAGTACCATTACCAGCTAAATTTTTTAACTCAGTAGATGCAGAATTAAGTGTAACTTTAGGTACATCACCAGTTCTGTCAACTGTAAATGCTGTAGTTTCTACATTATTCTGCTTAACTTTTATTTGGTTATCATCTATATAACTGAGGTCAGCATCAATCCAAGAGAACTCTGTGGTAACACCATCAGCTGTATATTCTCTTTGACCTTGACCTACACCTCTAGATTTTAACTTAAAGCCCATTACACCTGATAATCCTACTGCAAACTTCATACGAGCTATTGTAAGATTAGCAGTAAAATCAGATTTTTTACCTTCTGGATCTATTTTAAAATAAGTTTTTGGTAATATAATATCAAAATCATACTTGAATCCAACTATAACATCACTAGCTACAGAAGTCAAATCTTTTCCGGGAACCTTAAAGTATGGGTTTCCTGACTCTACGTCACGTTCTGGTGAGATTACAAATCCAGATTCAATAAAGTTACCAGTGGCTGTAGAACCTTTAATAATAAGCACTGGGCTAAGGTATGAAATATCATCATAAGGTAAGAAACATTTACTAAAGTCATTTGTAGCATCATACGTCACAGAGCTAGCTGTAGCATATAAGTCTATACAAGGATTAATTTTTTTACCATCATTATTAACAATAATAGCATCGTCTGGACTTTGACTCAGACTTGCTTTACTTAGTGTATATTGAGTACCCTGTTTAGTTACAGCAAAAAATTCATCAGAGTCAGCTGCAACAGCTTGTACAGTACCGGGAGCTTCCCAGTTAAACCATGCTTGTACTACATTTTTTTCTCCATCATTATAAGTTCTAAAGAAGTATATGTACTTAGAACTCTGTCCGGAAAATGCAATAAATTGGTTTTGTGGACTTGCTATAAGTGTGTCGATTGTAGCCGGAACCCACTCATTTACTACTCTACCTATGTCTAATACTGTTGGGTTTTCGTTTTCTCCACGTGTTATCATAGCAAAGACTCTAGTGTAACTAGGCGTCTTACTAATAAAATTAAGTGTTACACCCATGTCAACTGGGTCTATTTCTGTATCTACTTCATAGTTAGATATAGCCCGTATGTTAGCACTAGCTGGTGTCAAGTTACCTTGAATGGACGACATCAAGAACTGTTGATTAGCACTAAATAAAACTAAACCTTGAGTAGTAGGTATAATACTGTGTAGTGCAGCTGGTCGTATAGTAGATGCTATAAGATCAATCGGGTCTGCATCTGTAACTGTCTGTGCAGTTGTATGATAAAAGTTAAAAAACTGAGCTGACTGACTTAATATAACAGCATCACCAGAAAGAAATCCTAGTCGGTTATTATGAAAGAAACCTTGCTGTATAGTACTACCATTAAAAGATGGATGTTTATTAGTCTCGTCATCGCCTACAACTCTATCTTTATAGGTTATAGTTTGAAATACAAAGTTATTTGGAGTCGGGTTAAGTAACTCATGCGGCATTGTAGTATCTACCAGTCCAGTAGATACATCTGGAGCTACAGTTTCTGACCAGAATCCGGGACCAGATGTGCCATTATCAGCAGTATACTTCATATAATATGCAGCAGCTGTAGCACCAGAACTAAGTATTTTTACTACGTGACCATTCTTACTTTCATTCGGTAACTCAACTAATGAAGAAACCTGATCTTGAAAGATTGTAAGCCTGTTACCAATTACACCACCAGTACCTGTAAGAGTAAATGCTGTTGAACGGCTTAGATGTAAACTATCGGCAGTTTGTACTATAGTATATCCTTGACCTAAGCCATTGATAGCATTTTCTAATGCAGTTAGTACTGTTGAGTATCTGTCTGTGCTACTAGCTGTATAAGTAACATTTACACTTGTTGAGTTAACTTTTAATTCATAAGGTACATTAGATACTTCACCTACTAATTTAATAGTAGCTTGTGTGTTAGCGGTAAAGGAAGGTGCAGCCGTAACTCCTACCTGTGTTGTTCGGTTAGTTATAATAGTAGTATCTTGTACTGTTAGTATATCGTAGTCTGTACGTAAGGCTCCTGTAAGGTAAGCCTGAGCTCCTGTACCATAAGTTACGTTAGCTGCTACACCTGTTAGTATATTCCAGATATAGATAGCTCCTGTAGAGCCTCCTGATGCTGGTGTAATACATCCTATATATTTTTCTGTTGCAGTTCTGTTAATATAGAACCATTTTGAGTTGTCGTATGTAGTGCCACTACCAAGGTTAGCAATCCATTTTAATCCCGGTCTTTTAGTTAGACCAAAGGTTGGATCAGGGTATCCGTTAAGACACTCTTCTACTTGACCGGGAAGTTTTTTATCATCTGATTGTCTAGATACGCCACCTAGATAGCTGTCAACTCTTTGTGTGACTGAAGGCATTATCGTTGTAAAGCGTGAAATGGTTGATAGCTTTGATAGTAGTTCTGCTGTCCTTGAGGATGTCCAAACATAGTAAACTGTCCTTGACTTGTTTCGTACTCCATAGCTGATGATCTAGCAAGTGCTTCTTGCTGTTGTAGACGAGCATACTGATCGTCGTCTCCTACTATCTTACCAGATACAAGTGTTGCTGCTCTGGCTGTAATATAGGTTTGTACTGGGTCTGGTAAATCAATCCAATCAAAATACCAGATTATATCAAACTCAGGACTATAGTCCCACTGGTATGTATGATTCTGTCTATCATACAACTTACCTGATCTTCTGATTCCATCGTGAGGTCTGTTTTGTGCATTCTCTGAGAGTTTGATCTGTATAATATTATTAGGTATAAGTACTTCTTTATTAGCATCAGGTATAATATCAGTATAATGATACTCCCTATTGAAAGTCCATCCTTCAGATTGTACCTCTCGTGACACCTGTAACAGTGTATCATAAGCAATCGCAACTTCCGGGTTGGTTTGATCGAGTGTAGTTACAGGAGCCTGACCACATGATGTCAATATCTGATTGATAGCTGGTAGCTCTTGTGTAGCGTTTGTGGTTGGAAAAGGCATAA